CGAGATCCTCCGGAATGAGCAGTACTTCGATATACTAGACGAAGCAACAGGCCTACGCTGGTGCGGTCGGATGGACTCTATCCGTCGAGTGGTACGTAACAAGAAGGTTCGGGTCTGGGACTACAAGACTACCAAAGCGATGGGGGATACTTACTTCGACCAGTTCGAGATCTCCTTCCAGTTCCCGGGCTATGTCTGGTCTGCGGGCCAGATGATGACCGACGAAGTATGGGAGATCACAGTCGACGTGATGTACACCATATCCAAATCGTTCGAGTTCTTCGAGCGCACCTTCCGATACGATGAGTTCCGTCTGGCTGAGTGGCAGCAGAACGTCAAGCGCATCGTCGATCGGATTCACTTCATGCTCGAGAACTATCTCTACCAGCCTAACATGTGGGACAAGAACTGGGGAGACTGCACGCGGTATGGCAAGTGCAGGTTCTTCACTGTTCATTCACTCAATCCTCGAGGGGAAGGCCGCCTTCTCGAGCTACGGGACAACTTCGATATCTCCCGTTGGGATCCTTCAGCGGTCGCAGGAGAGGAAACAGACCAATGACCCCTACTGGTCAGTTGGACCCATCAAAGAGGGAAATGGACCCTCGGGAAGAGAGGGCTTTAACCGAGGCTGCAAGTGTCCCGGCGGAAGGTGCTATCCGTAAAGACCCTTCGCCTCATTCGAGTGCAGGAGCAGGATCGTCTGCACCGCTGCCTCCTTTCATCGCTGATCAGGTTAGGCAGAGAGAGGCATATCACATGCTTCTTCGAGATCTGAACATGCTCCTCGGCGATGACTGGTCTACTCAGCCTTCCGAGATCACCAAGGGACGCATCAACAAAGCGATAGGTGATAGTCTGTCCATCTGGATATGACCAACGCGGAGAGAAGCCTTAAAGAGATTGCAGTCTTCGTTGGGCGGCACAGTCGTCACGGCCCTGTGGAGGTCAATCTCGACATAGTCCCCGACGTGATCAGGTTCGACTGCTCAGATCATAACTGCCCCTGTAATCTACAGGTCCTCTACGAGAAGGAAGAACATGACGACAACCCTCGCGGATAGTGGTCTAGGAGGTAAGAAGTTCAAACGACTGAACTTACTTCTCTACGGCCCATTCGGTACGTGGAAGACAGTCAACGCTCATCACCTACCTCGAACCCGCACCCTCGACTTCGATGACGGTATGCAGTCCGTCGAGTGGGCCATCCTGGCAGGGAAGCTAGACCGAAAGTTAGAGGAGATAGTCTACTCCACCATCATACCCCCCGCGACCTTGGATGAGAACAAGAACAACGTCTTCGATATAGCTGCGGATCAAGTTGAGGAGTGGGTAGAGGAGGAAGATGTACCTCCTGCTGAGTGGGCGAACTACTGTATCGAGAAGCATGGTCGTGCGTTCCCTCAGCTCTGGGATACTCTGATCATTGACTCAGGTACCAGTCTGACTTCGAGCACGATCATCAAAGCCCTCAAGGAGACGGACCGCCTTGGTCTTTCCCAGAGCTGGTCGAAGCGTAAGGCGAAGGGGCTGACTCCTCGAATGATTCAAGACTACGGTGCGGCAGGCATCCTATTCGAGAAGTTCATGACTCTGTGTTATGGTACAGGGAAGAACATCGTCTTGATCTGTCACGAATACCAGCACACGGACAAGAAGGGCAATCTCCTGGGCATCGAGCCTATGCTAGTCGGCCAGCTACGTCAGTCCGTCCCAAAGAGCTTCGATGAAGTCTGGTACGCTCGGGTGAAAGGGACGGCTGCAGCCAGCAAAGGTGTCTTTCAGACACAGGCTGATCCAATGAGACGGTGCCGTTCTCGCTTGGGCTGCCTCGATGCGAGTGTAGATTCTGACTTCGCAAGCATAAAAGCTACAGTCGCGGAGTTTTATGGAGTACCCGAGGAAAACCTATGGACAGCCGCTCATGGCATTAAGGGGGCTAAGGCTCTTATTGAAGAGGAGGTAAGCGACTCAGTATTTGCTTAGAAGTACCCGTTGACCGAACGATCTTTCAAACCTAAGATCAAGGAGCTGCAGCATGCCTGTTGTGAATCTTAACCTGACCGAGGCTGAGAGTCTTAAGCCGATTCCAGAGGATGCTTATCCCGCTGCCGTGATGGAGTGCGGGGAGCTGGCTGAGGGACCGAAGGCTCACTACATCCCGGCCAAGGTTCAGATCTCCGAAGGGGAGCACGAGGGGCGGACGTTCTACGTCAACTTGCCCATTGAGGGTAAGGGGGCTGGGATCTTCGTCGACTTCATCAACAAGTGCCTCGGCATGGATTACGACGTTGATGACTTGGAGGACCTCGCCTTCGATACCGATGAGCTGGTCGGTGCTGAGATCATCATCAACATCAAGAACGAGGAGTACCCGAAGGGTTCGGGCGACATTCGTTCCGGTGTGAAGTCGACTGCTCGCAAGACGGCGTAATCTTCCTCCTCCTCCTCGGTTGACATGCTAGATCGTCCTGTCCAGATAGCAGAAGACCTAACCCGTAGAGCTGAAACGCTCGATATGCACGGGGAGTACATACTGATCGAGTGCAATCAGAACGACTCGAAGATCGGTAGTCTTCATATTCCATTAGAGGCCGCAGAGACGTATCCTACTTCAGGGTGGGTATTCGCGCTCGGCCCAAAAGTCCAAGAGAAGATATCTGTAGGCGACTTCGTGTTGATCGAGGAGGAGGGGTTAGACATTGACCATACGTACTATGATATGTTCGAGATTATACTACGTCTGGATGATGGAAGTTTTGAAACAATCTGGGCTGAGATTGAAGTCGAACCTGTAATCAGAGAGCACGTATCTGCGTTCAGACGAGGTGGTGGACCGGACAGCACCATCTCGTTAAAGGACACTAAAGTCAGTGGGTCGATCTCATTTAACTGTTCAGATGTAGTAGACTGGCAGATAGGCCAGATGGCCAACCCTATCTACTCCTTCACCTATGTCCCCGTCTTTATGTTCTACTTCCTGAACGAGGACGAGGAGAGGGCTCTGTTCTACATAACCAAGCCGAACAAGATTATCTCTAAAGTGGAGTACTGAAAAATGAAAGAGAATCTAGAAACTAGGCTCAGAGCAGCGATCGACCAGGCGATAGCCGCCTTCGAGGGGGCTGCCAATAGGAAAGATTACATAGCGGCTCAAAGCCTGAGTGTTTCTGTCCTCAATTTGGTAAATGCACTATTAGGAGCAACCGGTATTGAGAACTCTAATAACTCCAGCTGATGCCCTAGAGCGGGCTGAGATCGGTACCTGCACAGTTGCGGATGAGATAGTATGGGATAATCTTCCCGACTTCCAGAAGCGAGCCTTGGGCCGAGTCTTTCTCGCCGAGGTGGATGAGCGTGTTGAGGTAGCCTATAGCGAAGGTTATGAAGAAGGCGCAACTCATCATCATGAAAAGATACGGGACGAAGCATTGAGCCAACTGGAGGCTCATGTACTCCAAATCTTCAAGGAACTGAAAGATCTATGACCCAAACTATTCCCATCGCTGATATTGAAATCAAGCCGCGACAGAGGAAGATTCTAACCATGCCTCAAATTGAGGAGATGGCTGCCTCTATCCAGAAGTTCGGCTTGTTCAGTCCCCCTGTTATGGTACCAGGGTCAGCGCCAGGAAAGCTCCAGCTCGTCTCCGGCTTCACTCGTCTGCAAGGTATGATGTATCTGAAGTGGGGAGACATCCCGTACTCTTTACTCGAAGAAGCGGACGAGATCACTATTAAGGAGATGGAACTCGAGGAGAACATTCGTCGAACTGACCTCGAGTGGTGGGAGAAAGCTGAGGCCGTTGCTGAGATTCATGAGCTTCGTATGAGTCAAGACCCCACTTGGAGTATGAGGAAGACAGCCGAGATGACCGGCGAGGCACTCGGTACAGTCTCTCAATCAGTCCAGCTCCGGGACGAGGTGAAGACTAACCCTGAGATGAAGACTGAAAAGACCCTCCGTGGTGCCCTTCAGAAACTGGACGTCAAGAAGAAGCTGGCAGAGAAGAGGCAGGACATCGAGAGGAGAGCGAAGGGGCTGACCCCGTCTCTCCGGGCCGAGATCATAATCGGAGACGCTGCTGAGTTAATCAAACAGGAGCCTGACGAGAGCTTTGATGCTGTAGTTACCAACCTTCCTTTCGGTGTAGACCTTGAGTTCAAAGGTGGACACAAGCCCTACGAGGACGACGAGCAGCAGATCATCGACTTGGTCCAGACCGTTGTGGTTGAGTCGTTCCGCGTTCTTAAGGATGATAGCTGGTTCGCAGCCTGGTTCGACATCAGGAAGATCACGTACTCCAATGCCCAGCTCAATCTGTACAAGAAGCTGGCTGGGCTGACGAAACTAGCTGACTACAAAAAGATGTTCTTCGACTCGATGGGGTTGAACTTCTGGCTCCAAGAGGCCGGCTTCTCGTATGTCACTCTCGTCCCCGCTCTTTGGGTCAAGCCGAACAAGACTCAAGGTATGATAGGCGATCCAAGAAAGGGTATGATCGTAGCTGCTGAAGCGATGGTCTTAGCATCGAAAGGTGGCGCCTTCTTGATGAAGCAAGGGAGGAACAATGTTTTCATCTACGACTCGCTTGGCTCTTCAGAACGCGATTATTCTATGCAGATGCCCGCAGCCTTGTGTACCGAAGTGGTATCCATGGTCAGCTTATCGGGCGGAAGGATACTGGACCCGTTTGCTGGCTCAGGCTCGATTGGACTCGGAGCGCTTAACCGAGAGTGCGAGTTCAGAGGATACGAACTCAATCCCGAAGCTGCGTCGATAGGCAACATGCTGCTCAAGCAGCACCACTTAGCAGGGCAAGAGAATGATGGCTAGCGTGCCGACGCAGCGGTGTGAAACGTGTTATAGGCCTATAGACGGCACATTCTTTCACTACCAGAGGTTCCCTGGATGCAATCCTGACCGAAAGCTGCCAAGGCTCAGCCCACCACACGGAGGCTATCCCGCGCCTGAAAAGCTAGACGCCACTGAGCCGGAGGAAGGATGAGAAACTTCTGCGAAATGTGCGGAGACGACAACGTCATATTGGTCGCAGTTGAGGCGCTGACGATTGCTCCGCGTACCATGTGTGAACCTTGCGCGGCTGAACACAAAAGCGAGGCCGACTCCCCACCCACCGAAAGCGATACAAGCGGTGAGGAGAAGCCTAAGGTCGTATGCCTCTGTGGCTCGACTCGCTTCGCTGAAGCATGGAAGCAAGTCCACCGAGAGGAGTCATTGGCGGGGAATATCGTGCTCTCTGTAGGTGTGATGATCCAGGCTGGCGATGAACCCGTCCGTCATGACGGTCCCGAGAAGAGGCAGCTTGACGAGTTGCATCTCCGCAAGATCGACATGGCCGATGAGGTCGTAGTGATCGCTCCGGGCGAATACATCGGAGACAGCACAAGTAGGGAGATCGGATACGCCCTTGAGAGGGACATCCCAATCAGGTATCGGTACGATCTTCCACCCGACACCAAAGCGGAAGCGGAGGAGCGAGCGCCGATGAAATCAGAAGAAGGTGTTCTGAGCGCCGAGGATGTCGAGGAGATGGCATCGGTTCAGCGAGATTATGAGGTCCTACAAGCCCGAGCACGCGGTGATTTTCCACCCACCGAGGAGCAAGCACCCGAGCCCCCATCGATGCCCAATGTACCATCCTCGCTGACCACAAGGGCACCGGATCACGTCCCTGCCGAGCCGGTGGCATGGGGGCCTGCCCCGTCCTTTGGTGGGTGCATGGGTTGCGGGCGACCCTACAGCGACGACGGATTCATGGACTTCATTGTGCCCGATAACGTGTGGGACAAAATCAGCCCAACCGGAGATTCTGGCGGGCTTCTCTGCCCCGGATGCATCATCGGCCACATTATTCAGGCGGACATTTCCTGGGTGAACGATGGCGTGAATTTCGTGGGTACATTTGAGAGCGGTCCTCTCGTCGGGCAGTCACTTCATTTCGGTGAGACTCCCAAGCCCCCAGAGCCAGACGCTAGGCTGCGTGAGGCCGTGACGAATCTACTTACCAACGCAATCATGATAGAGGACAGTTCATACGATGAGTTTAGGATCACAGCCGATGATTACGACGCAACCCGCACCGCCCTCGACAAGGAAAAGTAAAGTGATTGAATACCGAGTAATAAACTGTCTTGGTCATCTCAACATGGCGCAGGCCATAGAGGACCGCCAGAACGAAGACCCGGGCTGGCGTGTGCACTCCTTCGTGGCTTCGGATGTCGAGGATCATCAACACGGGGTACCTCTTGAGCTAGAGGTCCAGATCATGCGTGTCACTCGATTCGTTCTCATTATGGAGCGGGAGATCCAAGACCCGAACTTTCATCTAGGGCCGAAGGCAGTATGAGCGACATGGTGAATCACCCTGCTCATCACACGGTCGGCGGCATTGAGACTATCGACGTGATTGAGGCCAAGGGTCACGGTGAAAGCTACTGCGCAGGGAACGTGATGAAGTACATCATGCGGTACCGTCATAAGGGGAGTCCACTTGAGGACTTGAAGAAGGCTCGCTGGTACATCAATCGTCTGATTGGGATCTTGGAGAAGGAAGAGTGAGAGTCCCCGCTGAGGGACCGAAGAATGCCAAGATCATGGTCTTGGGCGAGAGCCCAGGGAATAACGAGTGGAAGCGCGGCAAGCCTTTCATAGGCGAGTCCGGCGATCTCATCAACGATGTGTTTAGAGCAGGAGGAGTCCCTAGATCCGACATCTACATAACCAACGTTATCAAAGACCATCTCCCTCCTTGGGGAGACAAGAAGCGCGGCTTCTTCTTCCAAGAAGGACACCCTACCAAGGCATATCTCGACGGCATTATCGGGGTCATGCAGGAGATTCGGGACGTCAAGCCGAGAGTGGTTATGCCGCTTGGCAACTACGCTCTGTGGGCCTTGATGCAGCACGAGGGGATCTCCAGATGGCGCGGCTCTATCCTTGAATCTAAGGTAGTCGAAGGCCAGAAGGTCATCCCCTCTCTCCATCCTGCGTTCTTCATCAATGCCAGAAACATGTGGCACAGGGTGGCCCTTCTCGAGTGGGACTTCCAACGAGTGGTTCGGGAGTCTGCCTTCCCTGAGATTAGACTACCTACTCCTACCATCCTAGTTGATCCCACTCCTCAAGAGATCGAAGAAGCCGTCGTGCGGTTCAGCAACTGCGACGCCCTCATGATTGACACTGAGTGGTACAACCCCAACGGTCTCGCCTATATCGGGTTCGCAGATAGCAAGGACTACGCAGTAGTCATTCCGAACACCTCAATGGCAGCACTACGAGCATACAGGGCCATCCTCGGCTCTGATATACCTAAGGACTCTCAGAACGGATGGGCCTTTGACATACCTGCCCTATCTAGGCAGGGGATAGAAGTGGTAAACCCTGGGGACGACTTGATGGTAGCATGGGCTAGCTGCTGGGCTAGCCTGAGAGCGAAGGGACTGGACACGATCTGCTCTCTCCTCACTGACCAACCTTACTACAAGGACGAAGTAGAATTTGTAGGGAGGGATGAGGAGAAGGGACAGTACTACTGCGGAACGGACTGCGTAGTCCAGTTCGAAGCGCTGGAAAGAGTACATAAAGAAGAGTTCCCGATCACTAATGGAAATGTAGGGTATGAGATAACCAAGTCGGCGGCTCCTTTCTTCATCGAAGCAACGAAGACTGGGATACTCATTGACAACGAGCAGCGCATTAAACTCAGAGACATACACCTCGAGAAGGCAGATGAGCTAGAAGACGCGCTCTCCCTGACGCTCGGCTATACCCTCAACTGTCGGTCACCCAAGCAAGTCATAGCTCTGGTTCACGATCAGCTTCTCCCAGCGTACGGAATTAAGAGAACCAAGCGCACGTCGAAGCAAGAATACTTAATGGACATCGCTGGGTCTACTAATGTTGAAGCAGTGCAGTTGATCTTGGGCTCTATTATTCGAGTCAGACAGAATCGGAACATAGTCTCGAGGTATCTCCATGATGGAGTCGTTGACGCTGACGGGCGAGCCCGTACGAATTGGAATCTTGCAGGAACGAGATCGGGCAGATTTTCTAGTACAATACCCTGGTGGCCCGGCTTGGCATTTCAGACTGTACCAGAGGACGCTCGAGGCATCTTCATTGCAGACCCTGGCCACGTGTTTATTGGCTATGATTATCGCCAAGCCGAGGCAGTCGTAGTAGCAGTTCTCACCTACAACCATGACCTGCTTGATGATCTTGAGGCAGGGGTAGATATCCACACCAGACTAGCCGCTGATCTAGGGGTGTTTGGGCTAACAGAAGAGGAGCTGCTCGCAAAGATCGCGAAGCTAGCGGCAGAAGGGAAAGGGAAAGATGAGTGCCGCGAACGATTCCTCTCGAAGAAGTCTCGCCACGCGTTTAACTACGTAGAGGGCCCAGACACGTTTGCGCTGAGTGTCAATAGAGGATGGGTTGACACGAAGATCGGGATCTCACGAACGCTGGCTCGAAGCGTAAGAAAGAAGTATCTCGAACTGAACCCCGGGCTAGAGATCTGGTGGGCCCAGGTCAAGAAGGCTCTGTACGATCGAAAGTATATCGACAACTCCTTCGGCCGCAGGCGATACATACTCGGACGGATGACAGATGAAC